ATCGGGCGACTCCAGCCAGCTCGCAGCATCGGGCTACTCCAGCAAGCTCGCAGCATCGGGCTACTCCAGCCAGCTCGCAGCATCGGGCTACTCCAGCCAGCTCGCAGCATCGGGCGACTCCAGCCAGCTCGCAGCATCGGGCTACTCCAGCAAGCTCGCAGCATCGGGCTACTCCAGCCAGCTCGCAGCATCGGGCGACTACAGCAAGCTCGCAGCATCGGGCAAGTCGTCAATTGCAATGGCTGCATCGCATTCCTGCCGCGCCAAGGCTGGCGAACTCGGCTGCATTGTGCTTTCGCGCTGGGTCGAGTCTGAGAAGCGATACCGCGTCTCTGTCGGCTATGTCGGCGAGAACATCAAGGCCGATACGTGGTACGAGGTCAACGCAACCGGCGAGTTTGTCGAGGTGGCAGTATGAGCGCCGTCCCTTGCTACGTCAGCCAGGCCGAGAACAAGGCCGGCGCCCGAATCGAGCAGCGCCTGGCGAACTACGAAGCGGCTCGCACGCTGCTGGCTAACGAGTTCGTGAACGCCTTCCGCGCTGGTGCTGATGCCAAGGTCAGCACACCCGGCTTCAACAAGCGCGCCATGCCTATCGGCGAAGTCCTGCACGACTCTTTCAGCGATGCGGATGGCGAGAAGGCCATCAGCGATCTGTTCGAGATCATCAACGCCGGCATCCGTGGCGAGCTGGTCAAGCACCGCCTCATGGGATGGGTTGCAGACCGTGCAAGCAAGCACGCTGAGTTCCACGCCGATGACTTGGCAGAGCAGATCGGGGGTGACCAATGAGCGACATCCTCATTCCCATGGCCGCTGACCGCCGCCTTGATGTGGGCTTTGATGCGATGGACTCGCAGATTGAATATGCCCGCACCTGCTGCGCCACGATGGGCTGTCTTGGCGACTGCGACCAAGGCCGCAAAGACTGCCGCCACCCGATGCCCGCCGAAGCCTGCTCCGAGCTTGGCGCAGACGCTGATGAACAGATGCGCAGCGCAGACAGCATTGGCTTTATCTACATCGCTGTCGGCGCTATCTGCTGGGCGTGCTTCATCGTCTGGGTGATTGCAGGGGGTCCAAATGCGTGACGTAGACCTGTCCCACATCTTCCCGCTTGAGCGCCTGCTTCGCCGCCTGCGCCCGGAAGTGGCGACCGTGCTGATAACTGGTTTCGTGCTTGGCGCATGGGCGCTGGGTGCATTCATTGATGGAGTGACGCTATGACAGATAGCTCCGACACCTGGGCCGCAGCTTGGCACCGCCTCTACAGCAAGCCGCCTGCCGTCCGACTCCGATACATGCGCTTCGTCCAGTGGATCACGCGCAATCAACAACCGCTCTTTTGAAGGTGATGACATGAAGCAAATTGCAACCGCACTTATCAAGGCCAAGCGCAGCTTTGGCCCCGTCCTGAAGGACAAGACAAACCCGGCGTTCAAGAGCAAGTACGCAGACCTCTCCGCCTGCCTTGAGGCTGTCGATGAAGCGTGCCTGAATGCAGGGATCGCGCTGTATCAAGAGACCAGCGAAGACGCTACAGGCGTGACGGTCGAAACCGTGTTTATGCACGAGTCTGGCGAGTCCCTGCGCTGCGGCAAGTTGCACGTTCCGGCATCGAAGCAAGACCCGCAAGGCTACGGCTCTGCGCTGACCTATGCCCGCCGCTATTCCCTGCTTACGGCCTGCGGACTCGCTGCTGAAGATGACGATGGCAACGCAGCAGCAAAGGCGGCACATGCAGAGCGTGCGGCATGGCTTGATGCCCGAGCCCTTGAGCTTGAAAGCTGCGAATCGCTGACGCAGTTGGGCGAGGTCTGGAAGCTGGCCTATCGAAAGATGGTGGCGAACAAAGACACCGACGCAATCCAGACCCTTGAGCCCATCAAGGACCGCATGAAGGCACAACTGACACCTGAAGGAGCAAAGGCATGACGACTCTCATCAAATCCGTTTACCTCACTGTCAATGAGTACGGCCCAGACAAAGGCAAGCTTCAGGGAAGCATTGAGTTCATCAATAAGCACGGCGAAATAAAGGTCCGCATTGGCAACGAGCAGGCTGCTGCAATCATCGCCATCCTTGCGGATCAGTTGGTGCAGACAGCACAAGAAACCGCAGCGCTGATGACGTCTCAAGTGCTTGAGCAAGCCGCTTCGCAGATGAATCCTGCACTGGAGGGCGCATGACAGCACTCTACGTCTTGGCGCAAGACTACCGCGCCGCAGCCGCCCAACTGGCAAACCTTGACCTTGACGAGCAGACGATTGCTGACACGCTGGAGAGCCTGAGCGGCGATCTGGAAATCAAGGCGCAAAACGTCGCCATGATGGCCCGCCTGTTCGATGCCGATGCCGCTGCCGTCAAGCAGTGGGCCAAGGACGCCACCGAGCGAGCGAAGGCCATCGAAGCCCGCGCCGACCGGCTGCGCGCCTATCTGGCGGCGAACCTTGAAGCGGTGGGCATTGAGAAGGTGGAAGGCCCCGGCGTCTCGATCAGCTTCCGCAAGTCGTCGGCTGTGGTGATTGATGGCGAGGACTTGATCCCTGCCGAGTTCATGCGCCAGAAGCCAGCCCCAGCACCTGAGCCTGATAAGACCGCGATTGCAGCTGCGATCAAGGCAGGCCAGGAAGTCCCCGGCGCTCACTTGGAGCATCGCCGCAGCTTGCAGATCAAGTGATGAAGCTAACCGCCACCCTCCGAGACGCGCAGACCGGGCATTCAGCCTGGGTGGCTCTGTGGGCGCAGATCAAGCCGCTGCTGTTTACGGGCAGGCGCTATGTCGTCGAGGTGCGGCCAGAAAAGCGCAGCGACGAGCAAAACCGGCGCATGTGGGCTTTGTTGTCTGACCTGTCAAAGCAAGTGGATTGGCACGGCTGCAAGCTCACTGCGGAAGAGTGGAAAGACGTGATGAGCGCAGCGCTCAAGCGGCAGAAGGTAGTGCCGGGTATCGACGGAGGTTTCGTCGTGCTGGGCCTGCGCACAAGCCAGATGAGCGTGGCCGAAATGGCAGAACTGCAAACACTTATCGAAGCGTTTGGCGCACAGCAAGGCGTGCGGTTCAGCGCGCCGGAATACATGGCTTCAGCCTAAACGATCAACGGGGGCACCAGAGCGATTAGCGGCCTGGTTCAGCAATAGACCAAATTTCCACGCGGTCAATTCTGAGGGCGAAAAAAGCGGCTTAAACGCGGCCCCCACCAAACAGAAGAGAACTATGGACTATCAAGAGTTTGTCAGCCACAAGCTAGCACTTGTGCAGCCGTCAGGGATCACCAGCGGCTTCTCGATCCCGGAATCGCTGTTTCCGCATCAGTCAGCCCTGGTGGCTTGGGCGCTGCGCCGTGGCCGCGCTGCGATCTTTGCTGACACCGGGCTGGGCAAGAGCCGTATGCAAGTGGCATGGGCCGATGCTGTCCAGCGTCATGCCGGTGGCCGCGTGCTGATCCTCGCGCCGCTGGCTGTGGCACCCCAGACAGTCGGAGAAGGCGAGGAACTTGGCATCAAGGTGCGCCATGTCCGCGACCAGTCGGAGATTGGCGAAGAGGATGGCATCTTCATCACCAACTATGACCGGCTACATCGCTTCGATTGCTCGCAGTTTGTCGGAGTGGTGTTGGATGAGTCGAGCTGCATCAAGCACCACGACACCAAGACACTCAAGACGCTGCTGGCTGCATTCAAGCTGACACCTTTCAAGCTGTGCGCCACCGCGACCCCTGCCCCGAATGACTGGACTGAGTTGGGCACGCACGCCGAGTTTCTGGGCGTTTGCTCACAGCAGGAAATGCTGGCCGAGTTCTTCTGCCATGACGGCGGTGATACGTCAGTCTGGCGGCTGAAAGGCCACGCCAGGCACATCTTCTGGAAGTGGGTCTGCCAGTGGGGTGCATTGGTCCGCAAGCCTTCGGATCTCGGCTTTGATGACACTGCATACAACCTGCCGCCGCTGCATCTGCACGAGCACACAGTCGAGACGGAAATGCCGACGAACGGGATGCTGTTCGCCAGCGAGGCGCAGAGCCTGAGTGAGCGCCGGGAAGCCCGCAAGATGAGCATGGCCGACCGCGTGGCCGACTGCGCCGCCATCGTCAACGCCAGTTCTGAGCCTTGGGTTGTCTGGTGCGACCTGAATGCCGAGGGTGACGCACTAGAGAAGGCCATCAATGGCGCTGTCCAGATCGCTGGATCTGACCCTACAGAAGTCAAAGAGAAGCGCCTGGCCGACTTCGCCGCAGGCCGCATCCGTGTGCTGGTTAGTAAGCCATCCATATGCGGCTTCGGGCTGAACTGGCAACACGCCTGCCACATGGCATTCGTCGGCGTCACGGACTCATTCGAGGCGTATTACCAAGCCGTGCGCCGCTGCTGGCGCTTCGGCCAAAAGCGCGATGTGCATGTGCATGTCTTCGCGTCTGAAGCTGAAGGCGCTGTGGTGGCAAACCTTCGCCGCAAAGAGCGAGACGCGCAAGCGATGGCCGAGAGCTTGAGCGCAGAAACACACGATGCCGTCATGCAGGCAGTGACCGGCACCGTTCGACAAACCAATGCCTACAACGCAGCCAACACCGTAACTATCCCCGACTGGATGAGGACCGCAGCATGAGCATCATTGACCAAATCGTGACCGACCGATACACCCTGGCGCATGGCGATTGCGTCGAGTTCTTGCGTGGTCTCCCCGACGCATCTATCGGCTACTCGATCTTCAGCCCGCCTTTTGCCAGCCTCTACACCTACAGCAACAGCCCGCGAGACATGGGCAATGTGCGCAACGATGAAGAGTTCTTCGCGCACTTTGAGTTCCTGATCGCTGAGTTGCGGCGAGTCATGAAGCCTGGCCGCAATGTCTCCTTTCACTGCATGGATATGCCAGCCAGCAAGGAGCGCGACGGGCATATCGGGCTGAAGGACTTTCCCGGCGACTTGATCCGCGCATTCCAAAAGCACGGGTTCATTTTTGCGAGCAAGGCGACGATCTGGAAAGACCCGGTTACAGCGATGACCCGCACCAAGGCACTCGGCCTGCTGCACAAGAGCATTCGTGAGCGTTCGGAAATGTGCCGCATGGGCATCCCCGACTACCTCATCACGATGAGGACTCCCGGCGAGTCTGAGCATGTCACGCACAGCATTGATGAGTTTCCCGTAGACCTGTGGCAGAAGATCGCCAGCCCAGTCTGGATGGATATCAACCCGTCGAAAACGCTGCAATACATGAGCGCCCGCGAGCACGACGACGAGCGCCACATTTGCCCTCTCCAGTTGGAAGTTATCGAGCGCGGCATCCTGCTGTGGTCGAACAAGGACGACATTGTTTTGTCTCCGTTCACCGGCATTGGCTCTGAGGGTTATGTCGCCTTGAGCATGGGCAGGCGCTTCGTCGGGGCTGAGTTGAAGAAGAGCTACTTTGACCAGGCCGCGAAGAATCTAGCCGGAGTGATGAGCAACCAGGCGCAGGACTTGTTTGCGGGGATGGACGCATGAAAACAAAGGAACGAATCGCCGCCCGCCAGAAGCGAGACGAGCGGTGGCGCACGCGAGAGGACCGGCCTATCGACTGGGCGGCACTGGAGCAAGAACGCAAGCAGCGAGAGCAGCAGCAAGGAGCGAAGCAATGAGCACGATAAACGATGGTGGACCGGCGTTTCCTCATTCGATTGAGGACACCTACGAGCCGTCCACAACAGGCCTGATCATCCGCGATTACATGGCCGCGAAGGCAATGCAAGGGATGCTTGCCGCCGCTGAAAACTACCAGACGACAGAACTGGCTGAACACGCCTACCAAGTGGCCGACGCCATGCTGAAAGAAAGGTGGCAGCAATGAGCAAGCAGCCAGAAGCGCTAGTCAATTTATTGGCTGGCTGGGAAGACGAGAACGGCGCGATGGGCGCGATTCTTCCGTGTGAGTGGGAAGCGATCCGCGATCAGTTCACTGCCGCCTGCGTAATCCAGTCGCCGCGAATGTTGCGAAACGAATGGCGCCGCATGCACGCAGCGAATGCGGAACTGGCGGAGGTGCTGAGCGACTTGCTGGCTGAAGGCGAGTTCACCGACTACCACGGAACGCGCCAGGCCGATGCAGTTAAGGCCGCCCGCGCCGCCATCTCCAAGCACAAGGAACAGCAGGGATGAGCGCCGAACAACTACCCATCAAAGTGAAGCGAGCACTTTTCCACTTCCACAGCAAACAGGAGTGGGTGAACAAGGGAAAGAGTCGGTACGCGAACTGCGGCGTTCGCCCGAGCTTCTACATCACCGTAGACGCCGCTGGGCATGTGATGCACATGGGCAAGTGCTTCACGGACGCAGCGTATCCAGTGACTTGCTACGAGCTTGAAACGAACTGGAAGGAACAAGCATGAGCACCCAAGACAAAGCCGCGCCAGACTGGCACAAACTGGCCCTGCAATTTGACGGGCAGCGCATGGCTGCAATGGTTCACCTGCGCACGCTACTGACCTTCCCGGACACGCACGCTGACGTGGTCCGCAAGTTCTTGGCCGCAAGCCCAAGCGAGCAGATCGCCAGCACCAAGCAAGCCGCCCTCTCCGAGCTAACCGCCAACGCCGAAAAGCTGGGGCTGTATGAAGCCAGCACCCAGCAGGCCGAGCCCTCACTGCGCAAGCAGTTGCAGCGCCGGTGCAGCGAGTGGGGAGCGTACTGGCGCGCATCGGATTCACACGGCGTAGAACTGACCAGCGCGCAGGCCGTCGAGCTGTTGGAAGAGGCGCTTGGCGTCGAGGTTGAAATCGAGCAGGCCGAGCCCGCCCAGGCAGCGGTGCCTGCACCCAAAGCCGATCCGGTTGCGGAGTTCCGGGGGCGACGCCAAACTCCAGAAGGAACGGTCGAGTTTTGGGGCGTCATGCTGTGCGATCCAATGCAAGACCCTCCCAAGGGCTCAAAGCTGTACGCAGGCCCGATAAATGACCCCGTCACTCGTGACTGGCGCTCCGTTATTCCTGGCGGTCGGTTCACGGACAAATGGGAGTCTGCCCGCATCGCTGACTTTAATGAGGGGTGGAACGCTTACCGTAAGGCTGTCATTGCTGCGCTCGCCGCCCAGCCAAAGGCCGAGCCGGTGCAGCGTGCGGAGGCTTACGGCTGGTGCTACGAAATGTGGGTTGGCGGTCAGTTGGTCGGCCTGAGCAGCGTCATGGCGGGCCGTGTGCATCTTGATGTTCCGTTCGGAAAGGCGGGCGAGGATCACAGCGGCGAGGTGCGCGAGGTAATGCTCTACACCCACCCAGCCCCGGCACAGGCGCCGCTGACGGAGAAGCAGATTGTCTTAGCCGCGAACGAAGCATTCGACACGCATATCGACCTTGACGATGACACGCTGGTGAGCAAGTACGGCCACGGCATCTACGTCAGCCGGTTCATTGATTTCTGCCGCGCCATCGAGCGCGCCTGCGCCGCCGCCTGGGGCGTGAAGCTGGAAGGGGGGAGGTGAGTGATGGACGAACTGAACGCCTGGCTACAAGAAGGCCGCCACTTGCCAGAACCGCTGCGCGATTTCCACGACCAGAAAGAAGTGTTCAAGGCCATACACGAATTGCAGAAGCCAGCCAGTCCGATGGACGCCATCGCCGGCCACTACAGCCTCGATTTCGTGACCGGGCAGTGCTACGTGATCGACCGCTTCCTTTGGTTCATGGCCCGGCGCGGCTACACGCTTCAGCGCAGCCGAGCGCGCCTGCCGTTCCGTGACTTGGTTGCCGATGTGGCTGCTGCGACGGAGCGACGCGATGCGCGGGACGCTGCATTCCTGAAGACAGCCATCAGCAAGGAGCAAGCACGATGAGCCGCAAGACCCGCTCCCAAATTATCCGGCGCAATGTGCTGGTGACGCCCATCGTGCTGCTGGTGCGCGTGCCGCTGCTAGTCCCGCTCGCCGCCATCGCTGAGATCGGACACATTGCTGGCCTGCTGGCTGACTGGCTCGGCTACCGCATCCCCGCATGGGACCGCCTGCCGGTGAAGGTGAGTGCAGAGCAGCGCAAGAAGATCGCCGAGAGCTTCGGCACTGCTGATGAGGTATGGAAATGACCACAACCACCGAGAAGCTGGAGCGAGCGCTGCGGCGCGCTACCGAGGCGCTTGAGGAACTTCAGGGCGGCTGCACTGACAGCGACGACGGCACCGTTGAAGCCATCACTGTCTGGTGCCCTGAAGTCATCGAAGAGGCCCGCGAAGCCCTCGCCGCCCACGAAGCCGACAAGCAGCGTGAAAGCGTGGATGAGCGCGGGGCGTTTGAGGCGTGGGTGGAGCGAGAAGCCGGACCCGGCGCCTATCAGGACAACCGCGCCGGCTGGGTAGCGTGCCTCAATTGGCAGGCTGGCCGCGCCTCTGCGCAGGCAGTGCCGGCAGGAATGGTGCTGGTAAGCAAGCGCAGCATTGAGGCGCTGAACGAATGGGCGGGCGACTCGCAGTTCTACCCGAACCAGCCAGAGAGCAAGCTTGTGAACCCGCTGATGCACCGCGTTATGCAAGAGACCGATGCGTGGCTCGCCGCAGCCCCTAAAGGAGATTGACCGATGAACATTGATTTTGCGCTGCGTATCGCGGCGGCACTTTTGCTTCACCTGTACGCATACAAAACAGTTGTCTCGCCTGACCGCAGCGAACGTCTTGCATGGGCGTGCGCAGCGGCATGGGTAGCAGCTTGGCTCATCAAGTAACTGGAGACTGGCATGCAAATCACACCGCCGCCGATGCCGAAATCGCAATACGGCCTGTTCTACGAAGTGCCGCCGAGCGAGTTTGACGATGAAGGCTACCAAGAGTTCATTGATGAGCCCGGGTACACATCAGCACAACTCACCGCCCGCGACCAGCAATGGCTCGCCATCGTCAAAGAGGCGGTGGAGCGGGAGAGGGAGGCATGCGCTGCCGCCGCTGACAATTTTCTGACGCAGGGCCGGAGCCCGCTTGGGCACTCCGTTGCCGCTGCCATCCGATCAAGGAGCACCGCATGAGCGATGACATCAAAGCACTGAAAGAGGCGCTGGAGGCAATGCTGCGCAGCGCAAGCATGCACGCTGGCGACTGGGAGAGCCGCGAAGGCGATGTGAACGAGTGGGGGGCGCAATGCTACGAGGTTGACGGGGAGCGAGTGCAGGAGCTTGCCACAGCCTACGGCTCCACCACTGCCGCCTACATCGCCGCCTGCTCCCCCGCCCGCATTGCCCGCCTGCTTGAGAGGCTGGAGGCGGCAGAGAGGGATGCGGAGCGGCTGGACTGGATCGAAGCCAATGTGTGCGATGTGGCGCGGCTGGCTGACAAGCGCCTGCGAATCTCCTGGTGGAACGGAGTCGGGCAGGTATTCGTCGGAGAAGGGCATCACAAGGACTGGCGATCCGCAATAGACGCCGCAATGAAGAAGGAGCCACAGCAATGACCCTGCCCTATGACATTGCCAGATGCGCTGGCGTCGGCTACGAGGCTGAAGGAACGGATGGATGGTACTGGCGCGATGGCTGCGCAGACTGCCGCCGCCGTGAGCCGGGACACCCGGAGATGCAGTGGATGATGACGCCGCCCGTCGTCATTGCGGTGGAGTGTGCGTACAGGATTGCGAGGGAGCAGACATGAGCAGTCAATGGGGGCACGGCTTTCATTCTGGGACAGAGAAAGGCATTGCTCGCGGGCTAGAGATTGGCGCTGCTGCTGGCGGCTTCTCTGTGGCAGAGCATGCTTGGCATTGCGTCAATGCGGCAGTCGCATCGCTTGAGCAAGGCAACGACTGCCAAGCGCTAGGCATTCTCCGCGTTATGCAGTTCATGCTTGCGGATTCGACTGGGAGAAAGATCGGTGGCATTCACGCGCCGCAGAAAGGGGAGCAGACATGAGCGAAGACAAGGCAGTGATTGCGCTGCGCAGGATTGCAGCGATTGAGAATAGGCCAGTTGGCGCCGACTGGGAAGAGATTGAAGAGGCTCGGTTCATTGCAATTGAGGCGCTTAGAGAGATCGACTCCAAGCCAGCCCCGACCGGCATTGAGTTCAAGATGATGGGGCCGAAGCTCGCCTTCTCAATCGGCAATCAGTGCTTCACGCTCGACTACGAGCCGGACTCTGATGACGAAGCAGAGTTCATGCAGCGGATGCTATGCCACGCTCTTTCCGGCTTTGCACCAGATGTAAAGACAAGTGGCGCAGACGCGCAGCCAGCACGAGCGCCGCTTACGGAGGAGCAGATCATCCGATCGACCGATGAGATCAATATGGATGTGCCTGGCTGCTTCATCCGCATCGCTCGGGCTATCGAGCGCGCTCATGGGATTGGGGAGGCTGGGAATGCTTGACCGCAAGGAAATCGCAAAGATGATGGGAATCTCGCCGCGAACGATGCGCGACCGCGTGGAGCCTCGGCCAGACTTTCCCAAGCCGGCGCTGAAGCTGAGTCGCAAGACTGTTCGCTGGGATGAATCGGATGTCCTGAAGTGGATTCACCGGCAGCGGCTAGCGAAGTCGTGAACCTATCGACTCCGTGCCTTCGCGGTAGTAGGTATTGAGCAGGATGTTGATGTCCCGATGCCCTGAGACTTTGGCAAGGGTCATCACATCCAGCCTGCGAGCCATTCGGGTCAGGGCTGTGGCGCGAGCATCGTGGAAGGTGAACCCGTCCAGCCCTGCCCTGATTCTGGCCTTGCGAAACAGCGCATCGAGGCTAGCCCCAGTCACGGAGAACTGCGGACATAGAGCCGCAAGCCGCTGGGCGCGAGCCGATAGCGGAACTTCTCGCGCATCCCCGTTCTTTGTGTCGGCCAGATAGGCGATGCCGCCCGCGTATCGAGCCTTAAGCACCTCGCTCGCCCGCATGGCGGTGTGTAGGCTCATCAGGAAAGCGAAGCCCGCCTCCTGCTGGAGTGTGACGGGGACCAACATCTTCCAGCCCAGCGCCCGCAGCACTGCCCGAGCCTCCCGCCAGGAGATAAGCCGATCCCTCGGCTTGGGGTTTGCAGGCCTGCGAACATCGGCAATGGGATTCCTAGAAGAGCATCCCCATTCCTTCACGCATGTCGTGAACACAGCCGAGAGCAGATTCAAGTCCCGATTGATGGTGGACCCGGCAACCCCCTTCAGCCGCAGATCGCGCCAGCGGCCAATATCGTCTGCCGTCACATCGTCAGCGGCCTTGTCCACGAATGGCAAGCCGTACTCATCAGAGCAGAAGAAAGCGATGCGGGTCTGCTCCCATCGTTCGTTCTTCTTCGTGGGGCTGACCTCTTCCGCGTACCGCTCCAGCACCTGGCGCAGCGTCTTGCGCACCACCTGGCCGCGTTTGCGTGCCATGATTTCAGCCTCGGCCTGCGTGGCCCAAGCGACAGCCTTAGCCTTCGTATCAAAGCTGGCTGACTGGCGCACACCCTGCTTGCAGACCTCGGCACGCCACAGGCCAGACGG